TCGCGATCCGATGCTCGGCTTTCAAGTAGACTTTGTTTCTTGGGCTTGATTTCAATCAGTTCAGCAATGGTGGTGTTGTTGCGCCCACGATAGGTCACTAAAAAATCTGGGATATACACGCTTTGTTTGCCAGTCAGCGGATTACGATATGGTATACGAATACTTTCGCTGGCCCACTGTAGCACGTTGTCATTACTGTCTAAGAACATCATAAAAGTAAGTTCCCACCCAGATCTATATTTAGGAGTTCCCTTGCCAACATACTTGGCCGTATTTTTTACTGTGTATGGGCCTTGGCGGAAGTTTGGCATAGTTACGCCCTGACGTTTCTTGCTGTGTAAAAGTTAGGTGTAGATGGTGACAGCACACCCAACAAAGTAGAAGGGCTACGTATGGTGTTGAGATAGTAGGCCATCAGTATGGTCACTTGCGGTTCACTGGATCCATTTTCTTGAAATGTTTGTAACAAATCCAACGCATTGGTATCGCTAAACTCTGCCACTCTAAATAAACTGCTGGTCATATTTTGTGCGGCAGCATCAGTAGTGAATACACTTCTAAAATAACTCAGCACTGCATCAAACTCAGTGGCAGGTATGTTTGCATCATAATTGTAAAATTGATCAAAAATTCTAACAGTCTGATCAATTGAATAGTTAATAGCATTAACTGTGGTCACGGTTAACCTCCTCCAGATATGCTGGGATTAAATCCAGGTGTTCTAGTTGACACTGGTGGTGTAGGAAAGAATATACCACCACTGCTGGTAGTCACTGGTTGAGTAGGTATACCCAACGGCGAGCTCAACGGACTTGAACCTGCACCTCGAATTATTCCAGGCAATGCACCACGAATAGTATTGTTAACAGCCTGTTTAACATCTGCGTTGGCCACACTTCTAAGGTTGACGTTTTTAAATGTGTTGTATGCTGTTGCAGCTTTTTGTGTTGCACCAATCAATCCGCCAACTCCACCACTTTGCAAATCTTGCACAATACCAATGCCAGCGTCAAGCAGGCCGCCTTGTCCTAACACAGTCTGTGTGCTGCCGGGTCTGGCCAATGAGCTTGGTACAGTATCATAGTATGCAGGATCTGCAAATCCTACCACGTTGGTGTCGGGTCTAGACTTGCCAATGGCACCAGTGTAGTATTTGACTGTTTCGTACCTTACTGTCATTCTGTGATTCATGGTACCAGAATTTTGACTGTAATCGTAGGTGTCGTGTTGCCAGTCAGTGATCAGTGGATTGATCAAGATGTATTCAGAAAACTTTCGTTGATTCATTCCGTAGATACGAATGTCTCTAAAGAACGGAGGTTTGGTATTTCCAGCACCACTTAACGGAACTCCACTGCTGTAACTCTCGCCGATGTAACCCCAATCGTTGACCACTTGACTTGGATTATAAATGTCTCGGGCATTGTAATTGAAACCAGCAGGCGTACCAATTACCGCGGCCATTTGACCGTTTTGATTGGTTACGTTGTCATATGCTTGACTAGGATCTTTGTAGTAGTATTGAAAATAATTATACCACATGTTACGAATCAAATCACTGCCGTCATCATGAAATTCAAACACGCAAGGATTGTATTCAATTTTGGTTTGAGCCAGACGTTTACGATTGTATTGATTGAGTGTATCAACACTCATTTGATAACTGGGCAACTGTGCGGTCTTGACCATAAGACCAATTGTAGCAGTATCTTCGTTGGGGAAAGCGGCCTGCAAGGCAGGCACTGCTCGGTTTATAGTAAAGTAAACGTGAAATAAAAACTTCTGGCGAGGAGCATTTTCATATCCGTTTTGCAGGAATGTCTTGGCAGCATGGGAATAATCTTTTAACCCACTAGCCCCAACAAATCCTTTAAGGAAGTCTTGGCCCCAAGCCATAATTGATTAAACGCCTACGCCAGATGCCACGTCGCCGACTGTGCGTCCAATTAATGTACCAACACCTTCTCCTGCCACTTGGTTTGCATTATCAAATGTAATGTTCATTGTGATAGTGGCTGCTTCACTTGTTCCATAGTTCAAGTCGTTGTAATTGACTGACTTGAGGTAGCAACCGTATAGTTCCCATGTTTCTAATGCAACAGGAACTGAAGTACCGTTACCACCATCTAGCACTTCAAACACTGTTAAGAATTTATAGTCAATACCCGAAGCAGCTGATGCCATTTCCATAAAGTCCAATTGTTTTTGTAATTGTTCGCCAACTAATCTAGACACGGCTCCACTGGCATCGTCACGTATGTTACAGGTAGCATCAGCCCAGGTGTATTTTCCAGCCAACTTGACCGTACTGTTATATATAGGAAGTGCAATTTCTGCAAACTCAACGCTGGGTCTAGTAAAATCAATAACTTGTTTAGTTAACTCAGTAACTGGTTGACTTACTCCAAAATTCTGAAAAGTAACGCGAAAGCGATACTTTAGTTTTGGCATTAACAAGCCTTGACTTGGAGTGCTTTGGTTACTGGCCAAAGGCACAGTCATTCTACTTAATGATGAAACAGCCATGGTATTATCTCCTATATACTTTATTTATGGTATTCGTTGCCATGGTATTAACTGGCAGTAGCCACTGTGCTGACACTAGAAGCAATTGCTCCAGTATTCTCAATACGCAACGGAATGTAGATAAATTCAACTGATTTAACTGGTTCAATCGCAATATCCACATACAATTCGTTGGCATCAATGGTAGCTGGTGAATTATTGCTCAAATCGCAAACCACCAAGTAGTCGTAGATACCACGTTTTGCTACTAAATCAAGCATCAAACTAGTGCAAGCGTTTGTAATTTGATTACGTGTGATTTGATCGTTGGGTTCAAACAAGTATTGATTACCGATTTCTTGTAACCGCCCACGGATAAATGCAACCAAACGTGCCACGTTGATACGATCTAGTGCAGAAGAAACGTTAGTAGCGGTCTTGTTACCAAAGTTGGTAATACCAACACCTGGAACAAACGTAATTGGGTTGATATCCAATTGATACAATACGTCTCTCAGGGATTGACTTACACCAATGGTTATAAATTCGCCAGTCTGGCCATTTACATAACCCAACAAGGCCGCATTGTCAATAACTCCACGCAGGGTTCCAGCCGGCGCTAACCAAGGATATGCAATTTCGTCACTACGAATAATTGTGCGAATCATCATATGACTGGGTGGCTGAACCACTGGGCTACCCGACAAATCAGTAGTTTGGCAACTTGGATAGAATACACCCAAGTATGTATCAAAAGATCCTTGTCCATCATTTGTGACTAATCCAGCGCCGCCGTTGTTTGAATGCCAGGTAGAGAGTGAAGTGCTGTCTGGTCCAAGACGTAATGGAGTGTCGCCAATTACAAAAGCTGTGTTTTTACGGTCATTGTTGAGTTCAACCATGTTGGGCATTAACTCAGGATATTGTGGGCAGGCAATCAAATTAAACTGACGTTGTTCTTCTCGAATTTGCTGACTAGAATCTATTCCACTCTTGAGAGCTGCAACAATGATAGCACGTTGAGCCAATCGACCCATGTATGGGGATCCATCATTTCTATTACCACTGGCAGTGACCCAAGTGTTAACCGTTCCGTTTTCAGCAGTTAACGAATACCAGTAAGTAGTATTGCTTGGTAGGTTTCCAGTTGAACTTTGTTTTGCCACATAAATTACACCATTGTAGTTAACAAAATCGTTGTAAACATATGCAGTAGTGTTGCTGTATACTGGAATATCAAAACTAGAAGTATTAAAATAATCTCCTTGGAACTCTTTTACATTAAATCCGCTTCTACGTGTGTTCCACAACAAAGTTCCTTGAGCATATAGTGTAGGTTCTGGAGCATCCAAGTCTAAGTAATTGCTAGTTAATAAACTAGTAATTGATGGTAATGCATCAGTGACCGGGTTGGCCTGACCGTTTGACGACCAACGAGCGTCAGCAAATACAATACCATTTTGTGTTGTTTGATCTGTGTTGTTAATTGTTACCCACTGATCTACTCCTTCTATATTACTCCAACGATTGATCAATGGATAGTTTTCTAAATCACTGGTGTCAATCCATAAATCACCATACACCAACGGGCTTGCCGCTGTATTAGTTTGTGTAGTAGGAGCTGTGGTACTGAATATGGGACCTGTGGCATTGGTTAACGAAAGATTATCACCACGAACATCGTTGGTCACATTTTGATAACCCACCCACGCACCGTTGTTTTGAATCATGATGTCGGCTTGAGTAGTTGCTGAGTAATACCAATAAGTTCCGTTGGCTGGATCTTGATCTGGAGATGTACCACTGGCTGTGTAAGTAAATGTTGGCGAAGTTACCCAATAACTTAATACCAATCTACCACTAGATCCAGCGCGACAGAATTGAGTGCTAGTAGTAAATCCAGCAGTTGTAACCGGGGTTCCTGTTAGATTTAACAAGGTAATATTGCCGCCTGCACTGTGAGTAAACACAATTGCTCCTGCACTATTCACTGATGCACTTACATACGATGCAAATGTAGAGCTACCAACTGCGGCACTAACTGCTGTTAAAAAGTCAGCTACAGATGTTCCAGTCAATGTTACTGTTACCGGTGCGCCAATGGCAGACTGCCCTGGAATAGTTGCAGCAATACTGAATGTATTTCCAACTGAAAACGGACCAGGTGTGTCGTCTGACCCTGTTACAATTGTAGCACCCGCAGAATATTTTTCAAAAATTTGAAGTCCCAATGTAGCTGGGGTGTTGAACTCTGGATTGATTACAGCTACAGTTGTTCCAGCTGGAATATTTGTGCCACCACCAGATGGATCTAATGTGTAGGTGGCTTCATTTGCAGTTGTATATATGTTACATGCTTGTTGAACAAAAGTGCCCAACAGTGTGCTGTATTTTTTAAATGATAAATTAGCACCAAGATTTACACTGTTGGTACGTTGCCATACAGAACCAGTTGGTCTTGGTGTAGTGTCTGTGGATCTCCAACGTGGTGCTGAAAAGTTAGGAGCAGCTAAAAATGTAGGAGCATTATAAGTTCCGGCTGTAATTCCCAAATCCGCTAACACTGTTCCAGTACCTGCAGCAATAACAACATTACCAGCGGCATTATTAGCTGAGTTGTCAGCGTAAATTTGTAATTTACCATCAACGTAGGCAGAATAAACACCAGTGATATTTCCTGAGTTAATAACGTTAGCAAACCCAGCTACTGTGTTGAGTGGACTAGCAGGAACTGTAACTGTGGTGTTGTTAATGGTGCATGTGTTATTAGCAGTTAGTGTGGTCGGTGCCAGTGTACCTTGTATTGTAGTCCATGCTGTTTGCCAATCTGCACTGCCAACTTCAACCCAGGTATTATAAGCGTCAGACAATTGAGTTGAAGATGTTTGATTTGTAGTAGGGCCGCCGCGTTTGTAATAACCAGGATTATTGACGTTAGTAGCAGTGATGGCATAATCACCAATTGATCCAATGCTTTGTAACGGCACAGTTGACACATTTTCAAGTTGAGTGGTATCTGTAATCACCAATGGAATTTGATTGGTGAAGGCAGCGGTAGTTTGATTCCATTGGAACAATCCCCATAGACTGTTGACTGTATCTAACCAGTAAGTTCCATTAGGCGGAGTACCAACTGGACGAGTTAAGCTGGCTGTCAATGCAGACAAGTCCACATCAACACGTTGAACATACGCACGATTGGTAATGCCCAATGCGCTGTAAGCAGCCAATAAGCCGTATTCGTTCAGCTCGTAACCATTGATTGGCGTGCCGGCTGTGGTTTTATAAAAGAACGGAACACCAAACGTTGCAGACAAATCACGTTGGCTAGTAATTAAATACACTCTGTTAGCATTAGCTTGTAGTGTACCTGCAGCAACACCTACGCCTGTGCCAGAAACTTTGTTCTGTGCAGTGGCAAGTAAAATATAAGGAACCGAGTTAACAGCGGCTGGTATATATTGACTTTGGTCAACAACTGTAACTTCAACG